TCCATTTTCGTCTCCTTCATTTTAAGAGCCACACCGCGAATTTGTCCCGTGATTCTGTTCTGTGTTGGTGACAGAACACCTTATAGCCTTGATACGTGAGGCCCATCGTCTGGGCGCATCGGTCGCAATGGTCAATACCCATTCTGTCGAGGTAGGCCATGGTCACGGTCACCGATACGCTGTTTGCCGCCGCCGTCACGGTTGACGCCCACACGTTCGGGGACAACCGCTTAGCCATTTTCAAGAGGAACAACGCCGCCCGCGCCCTCATTTCGGCCCCTCAAACGTGCAATCGCATCGGCAACGGCATATTTCCTCGGGTGGGCCGGACGGGTCGCCGGGGAATTGGAGGCTGTAACCTTCTCCAACAAGAAACGGTTCTTTGAGCCCTGTTTCCCTACCTTCCATTGAAGAGTGTGACTCCCTCACCCTGTTATCCCGCGCCGTGATCCACATTTTGGTCGTCGCCCCCAGATCCCCCGCGGCTTGGAAGCTCCCGGCGTGGGCGGATCCCAACATCTCGGTTGTGGCGATGTTGTCGGACCGAGTTTCGTTTGCGAACGTGTAAATTTCGTCAATCCGGTTTTTAATCATGTCGATCGTCTCCGCCTGGGACAATCCTGCCGCCACACCGTCGGACACGCTTTCCACAATTGCGTCGCTGATCTGCTCCCGCGTGTAGATCGAAACCTCTTGGGCCAATTTAAGCGTTTTGCGCTCCGCCCACGTCGCCGCCGCGCTTTCGCTCACGGCGTAAGGCATGCCAGGTTTCATTTTCCGGGCCTGCCGCTTCCCAAACGAAACGTAAACGTCCTGGATCTTTGGCCCCGCCACCCTCTTCAAAAGTTCCTTTTCCTTGTCAAAGTCGAAAATTGACCCGGCCTCATCCCCGGCGGCCTTGTAGTTCTTCCAGCTTTTCGGCACAAGATGTTCTGCCAATGCCTCGAATTTCGCCACAACGCGGTTCTTCTGGCCCTTGAAATAGGCCCGCATGGCCGACCGCATGGAGTTCTCGAACGGGGTGAAGTCCCGGTCAAAGCTCTTCCACTTGATGTCATTCGGTGATTCCTGCTGTAACCCTTTCGTGCTAATTCCTTTTTCCCCGTCGGTGTTCACGTTCTGCGCTGGCTTAGGGTTCGCATCCCCAGCGGTTGGCGCGACTTCTTCCGCAATCTCAAAAGGTAGGTCAAGGGCTTCCACGACTTGGGAGAGAGGGACGCCCATGCTTACGTAAATTTGAGCCGTGGCGGCCCGCGCGGCCTCGTCTTCGCGCAACGCCTCGACCTTTGAAAGGTCGGCTTGGATGATCGTTTTGTCGTCCCCGGTTATCTGGGCGGCCCGCATCGTCATGATGGATTCAAACTTTCGGATCTCCGGTATCATGGTTTGAGTCCAGAAAACCTTCGTTTGCTCTTTCATGTTCGAATAGTTGGCCTGGTCGAGGATTCCGACCATTGATTGGGGAACGCCGAACGCCGCCAGAACTTCTTCGCGGAGCATCTTCCGAAGGTTCACAAAGTCCATGTCCTTGTGGAGACGGTTTACCTCAATGTATTTCAGCCCGCCAAGGACGGCAATTTTCCCACGGTTCCTCGGCCCCTCATACGCTTTCTTCCATGCTGTGATAGCCCGCTTCTGTTCCTCTGGGCTCAATGCCGCATCCGATTGGAGAATAGCGTCGGGTCGCGTGCTGTTGGCGAAGAAGTGGCGGTTCCATGCGTCGGCAAAAAGGTCTGATGTCACCGCATTTTTCGCCGCCGTGAGTGACCCCTGGCCGTATTGAAGATTGGTAGGTGTCGCCTCTCGGATGTGGATAATCCGCTCTGCCGAGAAGGACTGTTTATGCCCGTTTACCTCGTAAATGTAACCGGAAACAAAATTCTTTGAATCAGAAGTTACGGTCACCTTGTGCGGCTGAAGTGGCCATAATTCGAGCGGGGCCTTCGCTCCGTCCGGCTCGCAAATCATAAAAGCGTTCCCGGTAAATTTCGATGACAGGGAAAGAAGACGCCGCAATTCAACGCCAGACATGCTCGGGTTAGGGTTATTGAGGATTTTCCTAAACGGGTGCTTTTCGTTCACATCCCATGAACCGCCCTTCCCCTGGGAATAGGGAAGAAATTCAATCATCGAAAACGAATTAGCAATGAGGTTAGCGCACGCATACACCCACGTATGGATGCTGAACGCATCAATTAATTCCTGGAACGGCTCCGGCTGTTGAATCCCGTAATCAGAAGAGAGCCCCGCGGCCTCCACCTCGATCTTCTGGGCCGGGAACTCTTTGACTATTTCGGGTGTATTTCTCTTTTTCCTTGTGGCCATTATTCCGCCCCTTCTGAAATTTCGTCATCGCCGTCATTTTCAACGTATATCGACACGTTCCCAGACCCGCCCTTGAAATAAATAATCCCAGACGTGAAGGCGTCCACGTCGTCGTCGTGTTCCACCTCTGGGAACGCGGCCATGTTCTCAATCAAATCGGCCACCCAATTGGTGGCCTCGGGGAGGAAAACTTTCCCCGCTTCAACTGTCGGGGCAACAAGGTTGGCCCGCAGAATTTTGTCTTTCCCGGCTGAATCGAACGCCACAACCGGGGACCGTGAATCACGTCTCAAATCCTGAATGATCTGCTGGCCGGATGACTTATCCTCCACCACAATCACGTCGGCGGGGTGGGCCGCCTGGTTTAGGGAGATGGCCCGCTTGAGGTCCGGGTATTCCATGCGCTCTTTTACGATCCGTTCAACGTAAAAACCGTTCGCACATTGGGCGATGAGCATCCCCACGCTGTAATCGTTCTTCTCCCCCGTTTTAACGGCGGTGTCCCAAAACCACCCGCGCTTCTCAACCGTTGGCAACTCCCGGTAAAATTTCCACCATGCCCGCTTGAATATGGCCCCCTCTTCGCTCACCGGGGCCTGTTGGAATTGGGCATTGAACCCGCGGGTTCCCATGCGGACCTTCTGGCCGTCCAGGGCCTTGGCGTCGTGCCGCTCGGGCCATAGGAGGTCCCCCGCCACGCGGTCCACAACCGTCCCCGACATGGGGAATACGATCCGCTCCGCCTTCTCTGCAATGGCCGGGAGTTTTAGGTGTGTCCATTCCCCATCGTTTAGGACGCTCCCGGTGAGATCGCCACGGTGCGTCCGCTGTTCGATGGCGACAATGGCCGCCGATTCGTCGTCAAGGCGTGTTGAAAGGGTGGTCCGGTAGAATTCAATGGCCGATTCCCGTTCCGCCTTTGACTCAGCCGAAAACGGGTTGATCAAATCGTCGATAACGAGACGGGTGCATCCCTTCCCGGTGATGGTCCCGCCCACCGATGTCGCAATCATGTGGCCCCGCGCCGTGTTCTGGAATTCCGCCTTTTGGTTCTGGTCGTCGGCCAATCTCACGCGGTTCCCCCACTTCTCCCGATACCAGTCGGATTCGATGATAAGGCGGCGGTCGCGAGAGTGTTTCACGGAGAGGCCCGAGGCGTAGGAGCAGAACACCCACCGGGACCACGGGGCGGTCGTCCAAGACCAAGACGGCCAGAGGACCGAAACAAGGGTGGATTTTCCGTAACGCGGTGGAATGTTGACGATCAGCCGCTTGATCTGGCCAGCGTCAACGGCCTCAAGGTGTTCGGAGATGGCGTCAACGTGCCACGCGGGGGAGAAGGCACGGGCGGGCTCCACGATGTGCCACGCCCCACGCACGAAGTCACGGAGCGTCATTTTTGGGGAAGAAAGCTGTTTTGCAACGCGGGAATAAATCTTTGAGCGGATGAAATCGCTCTGTAGGAACCCTCCGCGCTTGACGGCAACGGTCATTGTTCCACCAACTCGTCGGAACGCACCGAGCCAGTCAACCGCGCGGACATATCCACGAGGTCTTTGGCCACCGCGGCGGTGATGTCCAGGGCTGTCCGGCAATGGGGGCAGAAGTCCGGCACATTCACACGGAGGGCCTCAATCACTTCGGTGACAACGGCGTCCAGAGTCTTTAGGGCGAACTCATGCCGGACACGCTCTCCGTATTTGTTGCGGTCCAGAGCCTTGAGCATGAACATGAGAATAGGATCACTCCCGCCCGTGGTCGCCCGCTCGACGGCGCATTTCTCCAACCGTTCCACCATCTCTTGGTTGGCTTCTTTAAGGAGGGCCGCGAACTCCGGATCTTCGTTTTCCCAATTCTCTATGGTCGTCCGGGAGAGCCCCGCAATTTTCGCGGCTGTCGTTTTGGTTCCGAACCGCGCATACTCTTCCAGAAATATCCGGCGCCGCTCGTCCTTGATCTGCGCGTTCAATTTCCGCTTCTCTCCGACACGCGCGAAGCGTTCAACTTTATTTTTTTTCACGACGGGGACACCAGACGAAAAAAGACCCTGACCCGTTTAACGGGGCCAGGGTTGGCGATGGGGTAAAACAAATTCATGCCATAACCCAATTTCTTTGATTGATTACCAAAGATATATTTTGGTGGGATGTATTAAAACGCTTGGCCAATCTGCGACAACTCCCCCATCGGCCATCAAAAGACTTCCTGATTTCCCTTACCTTCTCCGACGACAGTTTCAGGAATGGAGAACGCCTACGATTCTCTTTTATAGAAACCTGTTCTAAATGGTCCGGATTAACACATGCTCGATTTCTGCAAAGATGATCTAAAACCAACCCACTGGAAATCTTACCTACAAGCCTTTCGTAAAAAACACGATGTGCGCCAAATCCATTATACACACCGTAACCGTCGATATCCTTCCGAAGTTCCCATTGCCAACAACCGTTTTCAGACTTTGAAAAATGGAATTTAGGGATTTTAGAATGACCGTGAGCAAACTTTCCGACGGCACTTTCACCACAACCGCAACCACAAAAACCATGCCCAAAAGTTAATTCTTTTGTATTTGCTACAAAATAACGTGGGCTTATTTTTCCTGTGTGGCGTAAGGCAAAATACTCCATGTCCCCTCCTGTGGAGAGCCCCTTCGCCTGCAGTTATTTTACATGAGATTTGTTTTTTTAGTCTGTTTTTGTTTTGCGTTTTTTTGCGCTTGCTCCACGTGAAACCTTTTGCATGCCCGGTATACCGTCCAGATTGAAATAGAAAGCTCGACGGCAACCTGCTTGGGTGTTTGTCCGTTGTCCAACAAATTCACAATCTCAAAATCATGGGACCTTCGCCAGTAGATCATTTTTAAGCATCTCCTATGGTGTCATCATGTTTTACGCATCCGCCATCTGGCCAGTAGAATATTTGCGGGGCTATTTGGTCGCCTTGGTCGCTTTCCTGTTTGCGCCTGCACGCCCAAAGGAATTGAAAAATGGAGATTAAGAAGATGACGCGCAAGATGGAACGGATTT